GAAGATAAAGTAGGAATCCTTGTCATACTGTCTATGTATTTGAACAAAGCAGCTGATTGAGAATTGTTAAGAACAAGTTCAGGACGGTTTTTGGTGCCGTGAATAGCGACAGTTGAAGTAAAATCATCAACTCCGCCATTAGAGAAACCAACTAGACCACCGACAGATTTACCACCACTACTATTTACAGTAACTTTTATATTTCCAATAGCATTAGCAACTTTATTTGCTGCATCTCCAATAGCGGCATGATTTCTAATAACACCTTGATGAATCCCACTCATGTGACTCAGAGCTTCATGCTAAAGAGTTCCGGTATATCCAGAAATTTGCATTAAATACTTATTTCCGCTATCTACTGAAGTTCTAACTGTCTAACCAGCACTTTTTGCGCCATTTGAAGCAGTTGTTCCTGCATTCTTGGCGGCGGTAGCTACTTTATTACTATTAGCATTGCTTAACTCTTTTTCTTGTTCAGAAATTAAGTTTTCTTGCTCCTTTAAAGCATCGATCTATGCTTGAATAACATTGGCTTGCTCGTCGAGTCCATCAATCTACCCTTGAATTTTTTCTGCTTCATCATTATTTCTAACAATTTGCTCATACTGCCCTTGTAATTGACCAAATGTTGAACCGCCTTCGAGAAGTGAATCAAGAGTTGCATTGTTAATTTGATTCATTATCTCTTGACGCTGATTAATTTCATCAGTAGTCATATCTAAACGGTTAGACCATTCGTCATATTGATCAAGAGCAGCGTTCATTCGATTGATGTAATCTGCTGTTTGAGTTGCGTTAGAGTTAGCTTGTTCAAGCGCGCCATTAATTGTCTCGTAGAATTGAGCAAAATTTTCTAATTCTCCGATTTGACCATTAACCATTTGGTCAATCAAATCTTTCATTTCTTGCTGAATTTGAGCGGTTTCGGCATTATTTGAAAGTTGATTTTCGAAGTATTTCTTTAAGGCTTCATCGGCTTGATTCTGCTATTCTTCAAGTTTCTTAATGGCTTCAGCAATAGAACCTTGGACATCTTCATTGCTTTGTTGGTCATAAGCATTAGATGCTTCATTTGCGCGGTTAGTTGCGTCAGATGCGGCTTGTTGTTGCTGGTTATTGTTTGAAACTTGGTCAGAGAAGTTCGAAAGCTGGTCTTGACGGCTTGCGTCGTTGCCATACTGGAATTGACGAATTAAATTGGTTTGCTCTTCAAGTTCAGATGTAGTCTTACCAAGAGCATCTTGAGCTTTATCCCATTGGTCTTTAATGTCATCGAGAGCATCTTTTTGATCTTCGAGGTCGGATTTGATATTTTCGAGATTATCATTTTGTTTCTCGATTTCATCAGTCTGTTCTTCGATTTTCTTTTGCTGACGTTCAAGAATCTCTTTCTAGTAGTCACGTTGAGCGGATGCGAGATTAGATTGAGCGTTAGAAATCTCAGACTTATCGGTACGTAAACGCCAACCGCCGCCGTTGGTGAGAACCATGCGGGTTTTTTGGTTGCGGGCGTTGGCTAAAGCATCACGAGCTTTTTCAAGAGTAAGAAGTTTTGATTCGCTATCGGCCGCAGTATCAAGGGCGTCGATTTGGTCTTGGATAGCGTCTTTTTGCTCATTGAGAAGGTCAATGTGCTCTTTATTACGGTCAATTACTTTATCGTAAGAGTCGATTTGGTTGTCGAGACCGTCTTGGGCGGCATCATAGTAGGCTTGAGCAGCATCATAGAGCTTGTTAAGGGAATCCTCTTGTTGGTCCGCAGCGTCTTGAAGTTCATCGGCTTTAGATTTCAGTTCGTCAGCTTGTTTTTTAAGAGCATCGAGTTGATTGTTGAAAGAATCAATCTCGGATTGAATGGTATCTTTGATTGCATTGTAAAAGGCTTCAATGCGAGTAGTCTAACGGTCGATTTCATCGTTAAGACGAGACTTAATTAGTTCGACGTAAAGTTTGTAGTTTTCTTGAAGTTGCTTGTTAGTTTCTTCAAGAGCTTTTTTTTGATTTTCTAAGGCTTTTTTCTAGTCTTCAAGTGCTTGCTTAGATTTTTCAAGCTCTTTCTATTGTTCTTCAAGAGCCTTCTTTTGAGCTTCAAGCGCGTCTTTCAATTCATTTGACGCTTCTGTTGCACCTTTTGAACCAGAGCCACCAGAACCGCCTTTACTTGAGCCGCCGCCAGCTTTGCCAATGAAATCTTTAAAAGACATAGAGTTAATCTAATCTTTTAATTTTTCTAATGGCTCAATTTGAGCTTTTACTGAATTAATAATATCATTAATCTAACTATTCTTTTTACTAGTGCTTGCAGACCAATTAACTTTGCTAGAAGTCGCATCCATTCCTGCAAAAGGATCTGATAAATCAATAGATGTACCACCAAAAGACTCTAAATTATTATTTACAACTTTATTGAAATTAGCAATAGATTTAGTTAAAGAATCAACTTTAGGGACTGAATTTGCTGCAGCGGTACCAATAGATGTAAAATTACCTGAAGCAGAAGCAGCAGTATTGCTACCATCAGACATTGCTGTTCCAACATTACTTGCTTCTGTTGCTAAATTAGCAATTTCTCCAGCCGCAGTCCCGGCTGCTTCGCCAGCTTCTTCTGTAGTTAATGCCGCGACTGCCTCTGCTCCCCATTGATAAATTGCAGCTTCAGCAGCATTCACTTTTGCTAAAGCAACAGCTTTCATCGCTTCTTCATTGATTGAAAGCTATCCATTCTCAGATTGTAAACAAGCTAAGTATTCAGGCGACAAAGACAATAAACTTTCTAAATTAGAAAGTGTCATTGAACCATCAGCATTATAATCTGAAACCGCGGTCTACAAAGTATTATAAGCAGAAGAAATGTCATTTAAAGCACTACCAGCGTCTTTTAAATTAGTTGCGGCATTACTTAAATCTGACATAGAAGATTTTAAAGAATTAACACTTTCATTTGTGCCCTCTGCGCTATCCCCTATATTAGACATTTCATTTGCGACGCCAGATAAATTAATACCTAATAATGATTCAAAAGCTTTTAATAAAGCACCTAAAACAGGATCTTGTTCAGAAATAGCATCAGTAATTAAGACAAAAGAATCCTAAACATCATGCATTGCTTTTTGGCAATACTCAGAATCTTCTACTAATTGTCCACGGACTTGACCAGAAGTTTCACCAGAAATCGCTGCAATATCTGCACCAGTATTTTTAGCGTTTTTATTTAATTCACTAGTTGCATTTTCAACTCCGGCAATTAAGCCAGAAACATGAGTCATTGCTCCATCGACTTCTTCGTCAAATCCAGTAGCATCAAACTACAGAATTTTATCATAGTCTATATTGCCTTCAGAATCTGTCGCAGCCTAAATTACTTTCGCAATATAATTAGAAACTTCTTCTCTTGAAAGAACGACTGGACCATCATCGGTTTGAAGCAATGGAGAAAACGCAATTGCAAAGCCAGAATTTTCATCGGCCATGCCATTTCCATTAAAATAATCCCAACTACCTAAAGCAGTACTAATACTATTGCGAAGATCTTCAACACTCTCTCCGCTTGCTAACCAATCTTGGATTGATTTTCCATATTTTTCAATAGCCTAATCATTCCAAAGAATAATTTGTCGTTGACTATTAGCTATATTACCATATTGAAGACTAGTAGAACTTAATTTTTCAAGTTTATCTCTTGCGTCATCTTCATTTTGGCTTAACTAGTATAAGGCTTCTAATAGCCCAGAAACTTCATCTGATGTAGCATCAATCTTATCTAAGAATTCATCATCAGTTAAATATTTTTCAAAGAAATCATATTCTGCATTTGCTGCATCTGCGCCAGCTAACACGCCGGACGCTTCTGCTTGTCCAATCTATTCGCCTTCGGCTTTTGCTTTTGCTAATACATCGGCATCAGCAAAGGTGGTATCCATTAAAGCATTTTTAACAAACGTTTCAGGACTGATTACTTTATCGATTTTATCACGCCAATCGACAGCTTCTTCATAAGCAGCTTGCAATTCATCACTAATATCTAAACCTTCTTTTTTCCGCTCGTCGTAATCACTAATGATTTGAATTGCATAACTTCTGAAATCATCAAGCTGAGATTTTGCTTCGTCAATTGAGTTTTTATCATAAAAAGATTCATCCAATCCAGCCTGATATAGCGTATAGTCCTTACCTGTCTTATTCTTATCAAAAGCATTTATATCTTCTGTAATAGATTGCTATTGCTATAATTCTTTTTTATCTTTTAATGCTTGAACTTGTCTTTCTAATTCTATTCTTTCTTGAGTTAAAGTGGCTAATTCCTAAGAATCAGTTAAAGAGATATAATCTTGTCCATTAATTTCAGCAATTTTATCATTTACATTCTATAACTCTTGTTCTATGCTTGAAAGCTCTGAAGTAGTTTCTTCAACTTTTTTTCTAGCTTCTTCTGCTCTTTGAGTCGCGCCTTTTGCTGAAACGCCAAAAGCATCGAGAGCTTTAGAAACCCCAATAAAAGCTCCAGCCGCAAGAATAGCCCATCCAACAGGATTAGTTAAAAGAAATTCTAAAACAGCTGTGGTTGCTCCTTTAATTGCGGTAGTCAGGCCTTCCCAACTTAATGCTGCTACGCCATTAGCAGTAGCTTGAGAATATTTCATCGCAATTTCAGCAGCATCAGCTTCAGAAAGTCCTAAATTAGCTAATCTTTCTTGGACATAAGCGGCGCTTAATTTTTTACTTGAAGCTTCTAATAAAACATTAGCTGCAACTTTTTTATCCGCTGCGGCTATAGAAGCAGAATCAATAGTAAGTAACATTGATTCTGTTGCCGCACGCTTACTCTACTGGATTCCTAAAACTAATAATTTTGCACTTAGTAAAGCAACCCCCGCCGCGGCAGTAGTAAATCCTGCACCAGCTTTAGAAAGAAATGCTAAAAATCCGCTAAAAGCGTCAATAACATCAATTAAAACACTACGCCCTTCTCCAAAAGAAGTCTTTAAAGCTGTCCAGTTGTTATCTAAGCGAGTTAATGCTGCACTAATGCTATCACTAACTGCTGCAAATTGTTCTTCCGCCGCACCCGCAGAATCCATCGCATAAGCAAGATTATCAACGTTGGATTGATAATTGCCAACTAAAGCAATAAAGTTAGAAGACTATTGGGTACCAGCTGCCATAGTTGCAATGTACTTCTAAGTGTTAGTATCCAATGTATCCCATTTAGCAGACAATTCCATAATAACGTCACCGATATTACGGAAATTACCTTCGGTATCACGAAGCGCGACGTTGGCTTTCTTTAATGCTTTTTCAACGTCGTTAGCATTAACACCATCTTCAAGCAAAGAAGTAGGATCAGTCTTTAATTTTTGGAAGCGAGCAATAATACTCTTCATTGAGTTACCGATTGTCTCGGCACTCAAACGAGTAGTTTCTTCCATCGTGGCGATGAAAGCGGTTGTCTACTCAAAGCTCATTCCAGCATTCTTTGCGATAGAAGCAGTACGAGCCATAGCTGTTGCAAGTTCTTCAACGTCGGTTGCAGTTTTACCAGCCATATTAGCAAAAACGTCAACAACGTTAGCCGCATCGTCGCCTTCCATACCAAAAGCATTCATGGTAGAAGTCAATTGGTCAACAGCTGTAGCCAAATCTTGCTAAGAAATTGCAGCCATTTTACCAGCGGCATTAAGACGGATTTCAGTTTCTTCTGTACTTAAACCTTGCTGGTAGAAAAGTAACATACCATTAGTTAAATCATCAATAGACAATGCAAGGTTATTAGCATTGTCTATCATCTATGGCATATCGCCCCATAACTAATCAGTAGCAATACCACTAACGGCAGAGATGGCGCTTAGGTTATCATCTAGTTCTTGATAAGTCTAAACAATATCAGAAATAGCTCTTTTTGCCGTGGCGACAATAAAACCTAAAGAAGTCCATTTAGTAATCTATCTATCAAGAGCAGAGGTCAATCCATCCGAACTAGGTGCAGCTTTCTAAAAATCATCTACGAAAGTGGAAGAAGTTTGTTGCCAAATTTGTTGAGCTTTCTTTTCCTCTTCTGTTGCTTTGCGAATGGCCTCAGCCTATTTATTCTGAGCCTCGGTTTGTTTCTAAAGTTGCGCGGCATTTGATTTATTTGCCGCTTCTTGATTTTTCGCAGCAGTGTATTCATCTTCTCTTGCTTTAGTAGTGGTATCAATCGCAGTTCTAATTTGAGATTGAACTTCTTTTTCAGTTTTTAATAAAGCCGTATAAGATTTATCCGCAGCCTGTAATTTTTTAATTTCAGCCGAAGAATCCTTTTTGGCTTGATTAGTATTTTTATGTTCCTCTTTTAGTTGCTTCATAGTTTTAGTTTCAGAACTATAAGTCGCAACTAATAATTTTTCATCATCGGTTAGCTCTCGATTTTTCGCTTTTGCTTCTGCTAAAACCTTATGATAATCCCGAAATCCATCAATATACTCTTTTTCAGTTTTACTTTTTTCTTTTAAAGCCTAAAGATTTTCCTATTCTGCTTTTAATTTATCTTGAACTTCACTTTTCTCTTTTCCAAGTGAAACTTTATAATCATTAACAGCTGCAGATAATTGCGCATACTGAGTTTTTATATCTTTTAGTAAATCAGCATAATCCTTAGAGCTTCTTGAATTAAAATCAAAATCATTAATTTCTTTTAATTTAACTTTAATCTAATCAGCCTATTTAGAAAAATTATCTGCTAATCCTTTACTATTACTAAAATTAGTATCTATCTTTATATTAGACAGCTATTTTTGAAAAGCGTCTACCGCAGATTTTACATTAGTAAACTGGGTATTAATATTTAGCTATAAATTAATATTGCCTTTTGTAGCCATCACTTTCACCTCAAATAAAAAAGACTGGTAAATACTTACCAGTCTTTAATATCATATATCCGCATCTATATCATCGTCAAGATAAGTTACCTAAATGGACTTTCTCTTGTAACGAGAGCCATCAGGAATAACCGCGAATTGTAGTACCGATATTAATGGGCTGGTATTCCTTCCAAAATTCAAATTAAAATTACTTTGAATTAGCAATTTAGGAATTTCAATAATCCCCGTTTTACGATTGCTCGTATTTTCATCGGTGTAATAAAACTTACCGACGAACTTGAGATACCCATTAAAGTCCTTGGCACCTACATCCACTGTCTAATAATCAATATCTACATCATACCAATAGGTAACAAGTACGTCTATATCTGTATCTTCTAAAATTAGAGTATCATCCTACATTATATAGTCCACAATTTCTCTTGTCTTTTTGCCTTTTGAGAGCGCCCATATCTTGAGTGGATAAGATGTATTGGGCGAATGATCGAAAGTAAAAACCCCATCAGAATCAATATATACTTCTTGAGAATAAGGGAGAGATTTAGTACCTTCCTCTACCGAATTGATATTTGAGCGTGCAATCATCGCAAAACCATTCGGAGAAACACGCCCCATATTAATTGCACCATACATATTACGCGCAGTTTCCCAGTTAATTAAGACTGGATTCTAATAACCACCGCGCGCAGAAATAGACTAAATATCTTCTCCAAAAGCTATCTGCTGAATGTCATCAAATTCAAGAATAATCTCATTCTCTTCATATGCTTGACCATTGACGGTAGTTTTTGTCCCTGCCAACAAATAGCCTTTATACAAATCTTTTATTCCATAATTATTATCCATAATTATTACTCCTTACTCCTAAAAGAAAAAGCCTATCCCGGCTCGGAATAGGCTTGAATGATTAAATATTAATCAAACTTCATCGGTGGCAAGCTCGCCTGCTGCGCTAACATCAACGTCAGGATAAGCAGTCAAACGCATCATAACGCCATCAGAAGGACGAAGAACTTTCATAGTCATAGAGAAAGTAGAAGGATCGCCTTCGGCTTGCATGGTAATAGTTTGAGCGGGGTCCATCTTAGCCATCGGAACTTCAAACTCAAAGAACTTATCGGTACCAGTTGAATAATCACGAGCGTAAGTAGTACCAACAATACGATAAGTGCCAGGGAAGTTAGAAGCACTAATCTCGATGGTCTTTACGTTATTTCCAGCCTTTACCTTCCATTGAGCAATATACCATTCGCCTTCTTTAAAAGCGCCAGTGGTAATTTTCTCACCTTGAGGACCATAATAGGTAACGTTAGCTTTTTCATCAATGCCAGTAGGCAAAGCTACACGAGTTGCAAGATCGGTGCTATCAGTACCAGTACCCAAGCAACGAGCGGTACGAAGCATAAACTTCTCGCCGTCCTTTAAACCAGTAACTTCACCTTTCTTATCGACACCAGGCAAAGAAGCAGCACCATGCATAAGAGCCATAGACTCCATAGAGAACAAAGCGTCTTCAAGAGTAATGGTGATTTCCTTACCATAGTCCCAGGTAATCAATTTAGCGTTACCTTTACCACCAGTAGCATCAGTACTAGAAGCAGTCTCTTCAATAGTAGATACTTTCAAAGTATCAAGATAAAGGACTGGGGTGTACTTGTTGTTTCCATCAATACGGTAAAATGTTACGTCAGCAACTTCCTTAATACCGTACATATCAAGAATACTAGCCATTTAATTTCCTCCTTTAAGGATTAGTCATCCAATTCTTTAACTTTATCTTTTTAGCGTCAGCACCTGCCAAGATCGCGGCATAATCTTTATCATACCTATCTTTACCAGTTACTTTTTCAAACTAATCGTAAAGCTAATAAATTGTTAAATCCCAGACATTAAGCATCGTATAACCAATGCCATAAGCACAAAGGGATGAAATAATGTCTGGCAAAGTAATTCCGTCCCCTTTTTGAGAATTTTTTTCTCGCTCTCTTTTCTTTGCTTCGCGTAATTTCAATCTTGCTTTAATAAACTTCTGCTTGAGTTTTTCATTGGGCGAAATAATTTCTCGCTCTTCCTCAACATCATACATTTTATTAATCATTAAAATTACTTCTTGAAACTCATTGAAATTTGATTCGTCAAGAACAAAATTCTTATCGGGCTATTCGTCAATTATAACAATAGTGTCTCCCGATATTTCTATCGGCTTCCTTAAATAAGTAAAAAAAGCAATTTGTAACTCCAAAAAAGCAATTGGATTCCCGTTACAAGTGTCAATAGTAAAATGAAGTGGAGAAGGAATATCTCCACCTATTCTCTATTCTTCTAGGAATTTAGCTATATCTAAAATCGAAAGTGTTATGCGCGCGGTGTAACGATTATAATTATCAAATCCTATCTATTGGATTTCATCAAGAGTAGGTTTATAAATGGTTAATCCATGAAAATCGAGAGGAGCTTTAGAGAGCAAATCTGATTTAGAATAATTAGCCATTAGCTGTCACCATAAACACCATTTGGTTATCTGTAACATCTTCATAAACTACGCTTTGCTACTCTCCAATGAACTACAAAGTACCAATACCAGTAACTCTTGAACCTTGAAGCTCCTCATAAATTTGACTCATTATTTTATATGGGCGCGGGCAAATATCATCTATTAACCATTTATCTATTGGACAAATAACATCAATAGCAACTGTTGCATCATTAAAATCAACATTATCACCTGGCTCAAAATTTGGAATTGACACTACAACAAAAGCCTCGGTACATTCATTAGGATTAACTTTAGGTTTAATTCTAATGTTTTTTTCAAGCAGAGGATTGGTAATGTCATAGTCCTTACTCTTATCGAGCGGTGTTTCGCTCATATCAGTCAATAGACGACACAAATCTTCGTTTTTACTTAACTTTTGTGCAATTTTATTGAGCGCACGCCCAAGGTCTTCAAATAAATATGTAGACATAATTATTTCCTCCAGGCGGTTTTAATCTTCAAATCAAGAGTACCAATTTCCTTATCTCCTGACTTAAATTTAATTTGAGTGTCTCCAAGATTACTTCGCGCGACCACTTTAATTTTACCATCTTTAGTTTTTACAACTGTAACTTTATCTTTATCAAATTCAAAAGTTATATTAGTGTAATCACTATTAATGGTATAATAATTAGTCCCAAAAACATCAATAACATTATTACCAATAATATAGAAATACTCTCTAATCTAGTCAATAACAAAATCAAATTTCTAAGAGTAACCAGTAATATTGTCTGTTACAGTAATACTGCCATCATTGCCTAGTAATTCAAATTTGTTTGTATCTTCATTATAATTAGCGAAACCATCACTAATCTCATAAGAGAAGCTAGATTTTACAATCTAACCATCTTTGATAAGATAGAAAGCCAAATCCTCGAACTCGTCATTAATAGAGATTTCTTCTCCATCTAGCCCAGCGCCATAATTAGTAATAATAGAAATTGAATCCAAACGTGCGGTCCCCGCAACTTGCTCTTTAACAGAATCTTGACTTTCATCAATGCCAACTTGATTTAAAGTAGCATAAGAAATACCAGGAATACTAATTCTATCATCATCTACATATCGCCAAGTTTCTTTACCAATAATGAAACGACAATTAGTATCAATATCGTCTGTTGTCGCCCAAATTGTATTAAGTGTGCGATTTGGTTTTTGGACTAAATTCTTATTAGAAAATTTAAAATATTCTTTTATATCAAATGTGCCAGTGCCGTTGATATAGCAAGGAATTGAATGTTCCTTGCCATCTGTGCCTATATATTTTAATATGTAGTCTAATTCAAGCATCTTATACTTGAAATACCCATAATAAGGATGAACCTCTTGATTCATCACGATCCAATAACGAGTTTTATCGAATCCTCTATCGTGAGTTGTAATAACGGCACCTTCTGGCAAAGGAATATCTTTGGCCGCCCTCAAATAAAAAATAATTTTACTCTCGGTCTGCGCAGCGCTTCGCGCTCCAGAGGAAAGGACTCCTATATAGGTTTTACCTTTATAAGTAAATTCGCACCTATCTGGACTCTTTTTCTTTAGCGCTTCAAAATCTCTTGCAGACTTATTCTCAATTACTTCCTAATCAGTTTGACCAAAAGCTAAAACCCTTGCCTTATACTGATCAAGATAAGGCATTATATAAAAATCTTATCCACTAGCTTCATACAGAGCATTACGTTTTCACGAAAATACTTATATCTCAAAAATCTTAATGAACAAGTTTTAGAATAAAGACTGTTTAAAAGTTCTCCATCAAATTCATCAAAAGTACCGAGAATCTCGGTTTCGAGTTGATTGAGTAACTTCTCATAATCCCAGCCTTTTTCGTAATCACGGAGCATTCCGTAATACTTGCCTTTTAAATACTCTCTATACTCAGCAGTCCTTTTACTCTATCTATTCATTTTATTTCCCCGCAAGTCGTGAATAATCAAAAACTTTATGATTAGGAGTGCGGCTGTAATCGCTAATCATTTTTTTGATTTCTTTATCTAAAAGCTCAGTCATTCCACTAACTTGTGCTTTTAGGTGATTGGCTTGAGAGTGAAATTCAAAATCATTTTCTGCGTACTTTTGCTCAATGACATCTGTATCATAGATGAAGCGCTAATACCATTCACGCTTCATCAAGTTAGCAAGAATTTGAATTTCATCTTGTCCCAAGTCGGCATCAAAAGTCTCTGTGTCATCGTCTTTAGATAGACTAACATGAGGAAGTCTAAACTTGGGAATAGCCGCATTTAATAAATCAATCATATCCTGTTCATTTACATCGTCATCCATAATCGCACGGTCACGATCAGTAATTTTAGCTGTAAATGCTTGAAAAACATCCTCGTAGTCTGTCATAGATTATCTCTCCAAAGATCTTGCCTTTTCAATATCAATGCCGCTTGCATTAGAAACTAACTTGGTCTTGTTATAAGAAATATCTTTGCAGTCCATTGCAATTTGAGCAATCATTTCTTTACGCTCTTTTGAAGAAGCATTAAGCAATTCTTTGACTTCAAGGTCAGTACCCTTTTCGAGCAACTTACGAATTGCAATGTAATCTTCGGTATGCTCTTGAACGAGGTTGCCATCTTTGTCCTGCTTAACTTCCTCTTGGTCAATTAAACCAGTTTCAAGTCCAGCTTCAACGTCTTCAACCTGTAGCTTCTTCGCGCGAACGAGATGAATAAAACCATCATCATTAGCAAGAATATCAAAGTCCTCTGCCTTAACAGGGAAATGAGCCATAGGACGAAGCTGAGTGCGCAATCTGATAGAAGGCTCAACAACAATAATAGTATGATTGCTGATATTCTTAATATAAACTTTCTTGTTATCCATAATAAAATTACTCCTTACTCAATAAAATAATAAGGGGTGAGAATCTTATCTCACCCCTCTATTAGTTATCAAACCACAGAATCGGTGTCCAATTCAGAGTCGTGATACAAGCCCCAGTTATTATAATGGAGAATAGCAATGCCAACTTTCTGATACATTGAGAACTCCATAGAACGATCTTTCTGCTCATAAGTATTAGCAACAGGGCCACCCTCAAAGACGATACGAGCCAACTTATTGCCATCACCAGGAATAATATAGCAATAAGCAGGATTCATAACAACGCGCTGGTTGGTCTCATCCTCAAAGCTCTGAGGAAGAACAACAATTGGGCATCCCTTATACATCTTCAATACGCCATAAGTGCGCATATCAGCAACGTCTTGCTCGCTGATACGAAGTCCCTTTGCACCAGTAGCAGTATCACTTACCGCAAGATAGTTGCAAGGAATCTTATCAGCAAACTCATGAGTGCAAACAATGATAGGATTGCCGTAGTAACGAACGGTATTGATCAATTGATCAAAGCTAACCTGGTCGAACTTAGAAGCCTCGACAAAGGTCTTATTACCGTTAGTCATGTCACGATTAGGAACCAACTCGCCCTTAGCATCATACTTAGCAAAAGTAGAACCATCGGTAGACTGAACGCCAACAGACTTAGCGGAGTTGTTGATAGCCTTAGCAAGCATAACGTAGATTTCCTCGTCCATGCCTTCCATCAAAATATCAACTTGCTCGGCAAGATCCTCTTGACCAGCCAAGAAGCGCTCAAAGTCAATAGCAGTAGCTCCGCCGATAGCCTCAGTCTCAATAGTGAACTCAGTGCTATCCAAACGGAAAGTCTCAAATACACCGCCCAAGCCAACGCGAGTTACGAAAGACTTGCCACGGGCGCGACCCAACTTCTTCTTAAAAGTAATCTTCTGACCATGTCCGACAGTCTGAACCTCAGCAAGAACGCCGTAGTTCTGAAGAACCTTTTGAGGAAGAACCTCTGCGTAAATTTCCTCAATCAACTCATAAAAATCGAGCTTATTGCGGCGGAACAAAGAATAATCGCCAACCAACTCTTTAACTTGGTCGCGGAAAGCATCATTAACATTCTCACAAGAGAAGTTAGAAGTGCCATCAGTATAACCTTGACGTAAAGCAGCCTTAATACCAAGGGTTAAAGCATTTTTCTTATTAAAAGCCATTGTTTAATACCTCCCCTTGAAATCACATTGCTACGGCGTTTTTCATAACTTTAACGCCATAGTTAAACATATCAGGCATAACCTTATACTCAACAGCGGTAAAAGGAGCGCCCTCAGTTTTCTTAGTCAACTGAAGAATACCCTCAGAACCGACAACAGTAGAAGGAATGCAAGCAAGAGGAGTTGTAGCCAAATCCTTAAATGCTTTCTTTACTGCTTCGTCATTTGCAAACTCTTCAGTGTCGTAGCAAATAGTGTTAGTGGTGAAAGTATTGCCCTGCTCAACCAAAAGAACAGCAGCCATCTTGCCACCCTTAACCTTGTATTGATTCAATCCCTGATGGAATTGGTCATAAATCTTCTCAGAGTTGTTAAGAACACCCTTAACTGCGAGAGGGTCGGTAGCAAGAACAACCTTGCCCAAATCCTTACGGACGCCAACAATACGGCCAACCTCTGCACCATCGGGGAACTTAGTAGCATCCAACTCGCAAGCAGATTCCATATTCTCGGCATTAACACGGTTACGCTCGATAACGCCGTATCCAATATGGGCTAGTCTTTGAATAGCCATAGCTTTTACCTCCGGTAAAATTAATGTTTCATACTCTTTTTAATGAGTGCAGTGATTTCATCTTCATCAGCTTCATAAGTTGAAGTAGGAGCGAAATCATCGTGCTTAGCAAATAAAGAAGGCTTAGCCGCAAAAAGAAGGTCTTTCTCTAAATCATCAACAGTAGAGTAAGAATCCAAGCGAGACTCAAAATCTTGCTTTACAGCATCACTAATGTAACTAGTGTACTCTTGGAGTTTCGCGTCTTTCTGCGCGGCTAACTCTTTGTTCTTCTCTGCAACTAAAACATCGTAATCTGCTTTGAGAGCAGTATACAAATCTTTAAATTTATTTGCTTCTGCTTCATAAGTAGCTAATTGCTGATTTAGCTCTAAAATTTTGTTATTGAGATTTTCAAAATTTGAAGGAGTTAATTCAGAATCGGCAGGTTTGTCCTCTTCTTTTTTCTCTTCCTCTTGAGCTTCAGCATCTGCTTTCTTATCTTCGCAAGCAGAATCAGTAGGCTTGTCCTCTTCTTTCTTATCCTCATCAGGATTAGATTCAGAGTCAGCGGGCTTTTCTTCCTCTTTCTTATCTTCTGGCTTTTCGTCAGAAGTAGAGTCAGCCGGCTTTTCTTCATCCTTTTTGTCATCGGTAGGCTCTTCATCTTTCTTATCGTCAGTAGCAGAGTCTCCATCAGGAGTTTCGTCAGCTGTCTCGGCCGCAGATTCATTAGAAGGAGTAGAATCTGTTGTGTCTTCGGTTTGCTCAGTAGATGGTTCAGATGATTCTGCAGGAGTTGCAGAAGCAGCTGCATCAATCTCTGATTCTACTTGATCAGAACCAGCGACAGGCTTAGTAATTTCTAATGCCATATCATTTCCTCCATTTGAAGTTTTAGCGGCCATAAAATCATTAAATTGACTAACAAGTTCATAGAATGCGGAGCCTTCAAAACAAGGAGTTTTGTCATCTCCAAGTACGCTTAAACCAATGAATTGCGCATCAGTATAAACAAAACCCTCTTGACCGTATTCATTTATAACTTGCCAATCGCCACGAATTGTCTTTGTATCTAACTCCATTGATTGCTGTTTGCCAGGAATCAATTTCGCGGCATCATAACGCCCCGTAAACAAATACACATCCGTGCAAGCATAAGTTCTCATTACACCATCCGAATCTAAATGGTCTTCCCAAGCAAAGTGTGGGTCTTGCGGCACCACACCATATATTTTAGCAACATTTCGGTCTTGATTGTGGCCGCCAAAATCTTTGACCAAATCATTGAATATGCCAACTACGGGAGTGTAAGGTAGAGAACTCAATAACTTTTCAGCAAATTCGTCAGTAATATATCCCTAGTTACGATTAAATCCTTTATAGAAAATTCTTAATCGTGCTTTAGATATTTCGGGAGAAACTTGTGTAAGTCCCTCGGCAATCTCACCAACGAATGTAGTAGGGATTTTCTTTTCCATAAGGACTTCCTCGCCTATTACTATTGAGCATTTATGTTTGCTATTGTCTTATCGCTCTTTTCTTCCATTGGCTTTTCAGGGCGTCCTGGTGTACCAGCAGGCTTCTTCTGAGTAGAAGTCTTATTGCCATTATCATTTCCTTCGTCTGTCTAAGTGAAAGAAGAACTCAATGGGCGCATAACCTCAGAAAGATTCAAAACTTCTTGTTCAATATAAGCATTGTCAAGGAGTGTCGATTGCTTTTTACCACTAGCAACATATGGAAGAATCCAAGAGAAGCCATACTGAGAATTCTTGATATACATATCAGCCATTTTTGATTGATTGTACCAAGTGATTGGCAGGATGGTTACTATTGGAATAATCTTACCATAGTTGAATTGACTATAACATAACATTGAAAGCCAAGTTGAATATTTATCTATCAATTGACTCATAAAGGAAGTAGCATTATTTACGGAATACTCTAAAGTTGTGCCACCAGTAGCATAGAAAATTTCAGAGCTAAGTCCAGCATTTTCATATTTTGGGAGTAGCATTTTTTGAAGGTTAGTTTCACCAGAACGATTAGTATTAGATTGAGTATCTTTTAAATCGACATTATCTGCAATAGTCGTTAAAACATCAATATTATCATGACTATTCATCATCTGAGAAACGGCTTCATGCATACCAGCCATTTCTTCCATTAAGACATCCAAATCACCATCTTCGTCAAGTTTAAATTGCTAGACAAGTAATTTTTCCAATTCTGATGAATCACGCTTTTTCTCAATGTTCTTGTAGTCACCAAAATTCATAATATCAATAATGCTACTATAAATTGGCGGAGTACACTTATTATCCATAAAGAAAGCGCAAGAAGATTCTGTTGCCAAACGCACCCAAGGAGAGATTACCTTGCCCGCATGATAAGCATTCCAATAAGAACGTACACCAGCTGGAAAATTCTTTAAAGTCTTTTCTAAATCAGTTTTATCTTGATAGCGCGCAAAATATTGAACATTAAATTCCACACAAGCTGTTCCATAAGCACTTGTATCTCTTGAGCGACAGTAATTAGGATTTAACTAAGTAATTGTAATTTTATTATCATTAAACTCATTTACATACCCAAAAAATGCACCATCAACTAATACTTTCTAAGTGATATAACCAAATATATCGCGGATATTAATTGAGTCAAGAAAATCAAGAGTCTCATTATAAATCTTGAGTAAAGTATTTTTCTTTTTTGTCTACGCCGCGCGCTTAAAATCGACAACATAATAATACTTATACAGCTGCGCAAAATGGTCAATCTAACGTCTATAAGAAGTACTAGTGTTATAAAAATAACGACTGATTCTTCTCATTTCAACGAGACTCAAGTTATCAAGAGCATTAGTTACATCTTCTATTGTATATTTGTAACCATGTGCTTGGATTCTTGGAAGTCCGCCAATATCTCCCCATCTGGGATAAGGACGTTCTTGAGTTTTAGAGACTTGCTTTACAATTTTATTAAAATGAGCGAGGTCGTAATTCTTAGCTTTAAATTTTTCAGCTATATCAAATTTAGTGCTAATATCCTACATTTATATAGACCTCCTTTTATTTCTTCGTAAAGAGCATAAATTTACTTAAACTTCTATTCTTATAACGTTTTTTACGGAAGTATTCATCTTCATCAGCTTTAATACGCCAAAGCGCATATTCAAAAGCAGAAAAACGGTCCTTATTGATTTTAGAGCTAATTTGTTCAACTACGGTATTAGTTCCAGTATTCTTAACTTTTAAGTTACAAATTTCTTCAAACAAACGAGTTGTCTCAATATGCGGCGCAAGACGGACTAAACGTTCAGCTGGTTTCATTTTTTGCCCTTTCTTTGTGCCTAAAAGTTTAACTTTAGCTTCCTATTCTGAAATTAAGAATCTAACTGAACCATTTGCAATTTGAGTATAACAGTTTGAGTGAATTAAACTGTTTTCAGTTGCATTAGCTTTTAACAGATAGATCACTTTAGGTCCAGAATATTTTTTATAATCTTCGTCATTAATGCAACTTAGCGCAGGATACATAACGCCATCCTCACCAAGCTAATCAATAACCATGAAATCCATCAAGCCAACTCCAAGTCCTGTTCCATCAATACACATTTCTTTTGGATGATAGCGTTGATATAACTTTTTAAGCTCTATTGCTTGAAGTTGGAAGTGCATATCATGAAATGTCAAAGAATTCACAAGTTTCTTGAGGAAACGAGTTTCTTGAGGAAGCACTTTAAATATCTAAACAGAAGTATTCACGCCTTTACGAGCTACGTCTACAGATATATAGTAGTAACTCTTGTCTCCAGCTTGAAGTTTAGAGGTTTTTTCTGGATTAACTATGGTACGGTATTTATCCATTTTGTCATAATTAATCCAAGAATCTGAGGACCCTCCGGTCCAACATTTTTCATTCACATCTATTCGTCAGATAGATGCCGCAAATTGCAGCTTATAGTCACCTATAAGATTAGACTATATCACATATCATATTTCCAAATAAATCCGCCGTAAGTACGATTTTTACCATTACAACATTCTCCAATATGCGTTCTATTTAAGCCAGTCGCACGGGCGGCTGCAGAAAAGCTATCATATCTTTTGATAAAATTGCCTTGCAAATCGTATTGATTTACAGCCTTTGCTTTTCCAGAAGTCACAACTAAAATTTTAAAATTAGGATTATTTTCTTTACACCAATAATAACCATAACTTAAAGTTTTTTCTTTGGCATTTAAAGCATTACATAAATTAGAATGATTAGCGTTTAATTTTCGACAAACCTCGGCTAAACTAGAATATTCTTTTACTAATTTTCTATCTTCTGAAAAGCAGTACACTTTTTGAAGTTTGTTATCATATAAACCAGTTTTAAGTGCGTGCTATTTATTTTGAGAAGAAGTAGTCCATTCAAGATTTTCTACTCGATTATTTTGTTTATTTCCATCTATATGATTAACTTCTGGCAAATTATTTGGATTAGGAATAAAAGTTTCTGCAATCATCCGATGTCCATATAAGCGTTTAGTAATTCCATTTCCTAAGCTGATACTGTAGCTTCTATAGCCATTTTTGTTTTGGCTACCAGTAACAAAATCGTTTTTAAAATGACTAAAAACTTTGCCATCTTCTGTTACAGAATAATTAGTTGGTTGACCATTATAAAAATATAATTGCATACTAACAATCTCCTTATGATATTCTATTGTTTCAGACACCATTAAATGACTTGTGCCTTACGTCTTTCGACTAGTCGTTGAACCTTCCGCTCACGCGGCTTGGCTGCTGATTGTCTCCGTAGAGAGTTTCCAGCAATTAAATAGATTTAACGTCCACTTGAATTGAGGGTCAATGGACAAATACTCACGAGCAAAAGAATCTGCTTGATATGTTCCACTTAGCTTTAATTCTTGAATAAATTTTCTATTTAAAAGTCCATGCATCATAGGGACACGATAATCACATCCCCAAACAAAAGCTGATTCAGGCGCAATAATAGACTGAATAAATGTTTCAATTAACTTTTCATAAGCATACGTACCTTTAGTACCAGCAGATGTAATCATCACTTGTTGCTGGTTGGGTTCAGTAGGATCTACATCTCCCTAAGCGTCACGTCTATCAACGTTCATTAGAGGAAGAACAATTTCAGTTAATGTGGTACCATCATGATCGCGTATCTCGTCGATGATTCCACCATTTCTTCTTCCGCCACGAGTAGAATCAAGCGCGCCAACAACATCAAATACACTACCATTTTTAAAAACAATAGTCACATAATCTTTACTAGCATTATATTTAACGTATTCATTTTTAAGCATTGGGAACTTCTAAAATAATTCATCAAATTTTTCTTTAGCAATTTTTGCACCTTGCTCCTTACCGGGCGCGCAAATAAAATATTTACTATTTGGTAAAAACATACAACGTAAATATCCTGCTAAAATTGAAATAAATGATTTTGAAAAAGCACGCGGAGCAACACAATAATGATAACGATACCTCATGCACGCGCGCAGGAAAATTCTCTAGTAGAAATACAACTAAAAATTAGAATATGACGGAGTAATCATATCAATATAAATATCCGGGTAGTTTAAAAACCATTCCATCATATCTATAATATTTTTTCGATGGGACTCCACATATTCTTCAGTTAATTTCACATTCTTGGGAATTTCTACTGAAGGTTTAAATTTACCCATTTAAACCTCCTCAATTAAAATCTGGATCAAATGCTTCTTTTGGTTCGTCGTCAATAGTAACGGCATCCACATCGTATTGATCCATTTCGCTTTCAATTATTTTATCTTCCATTGCATCCATGCGAGCTTTTGCTTGAAGAGTGTCCTCAATCTAATCACCAATAGTAGATTCACTTTGATATAATCTTCTATTGTAAGATTGAATATTTTTCATTGTATTATCTACAACATCATGAGTTTCATCATTATGAAATTTTTTCTTCCATCCAGTTTTTTCAAGATAGAGCGCAAGCTCGGAAATTGAACTAAAGTTATTAAAATCTTTCGCATTTTCGGATGAAAATTCGCCAATATCTTGCAGCTTAGAATAAGATGAAACCAATTTATCCAATCCCACACTACCATTGGCAATACATCTATCAATCTCTTTAGAAATTTTACACATTTTTTTAGCATTATCTTCTCTGGTTGGGTCAGAAATACCAAAGCTATTTTTCATACCAGTGTATAAATCTTCTAATTGATATAATTCTTCATCAGAATAGGTACTACCCCAAGATTTTCGCAAACGGTCAAGTTCTTCTTGATTAAATAAAGGATGAAGTAATTTATCTTGTCCATCTTCAATCGCTTTCTTCCATCTCTCTTGATAAGTTGCCCAATGGAGCCTTGCATATTCAGCTTGTCCAAATAGCTTTAGATACTAGGACACAGTATGTTCTGGACAAGAATCCCATACTTTTGTGAATTGCTCTGGAATAAATGGGACATCTGCCCATTCACAAATATAATCCATTGTGGCCCATTCGCCATTTACATCAACTAATTGTTCATCTAAACAATTACCGCAAATGGTTAAATGTCCGTCGGGGAAAAATGGGGATTTAGTTTCTGGATAGGAACTCGCGCCAAGCATATTCCCGCAGCAAGGGCAAGCTCGCATTTTGAATTTAATTTTTTTCAAAATAAAATCCCTCCTTATTGACTAAGTCTCAGTCGCAAAGAGAACTCTAATCTTTCAAAAGTTGGAGTAAAGATTTATTCATTGCTTCGGGTGCAATCAAATCTTTAAAATCTCCATCTACAAAGGCTCGATTAAAAGCTGTCATAAAATCGGGACGAACTTTCTTTTCTTGAATTTTCTTTTTAAAATTACATTTCATTTTAAATCCTTCCTGTACAAAAAGTCGTCGCGCAATCAAAAGCAAAACTAAGCTCAAATTGGCAGAAATTTGATGTTCTGGTTGAAATGGACTAATTCCAACCATTCATATAGCTGTTTTGCTTTTGATTGCGCGACGATGTTTAATTTTATTTTATTGGTTTGTTTTCTTCTATTTTCTTGGCTAATTTCTTCTTTCTATCACACATTTTACAACGAGAAGTAAATCCATCTTCTGAATTTTTTCGTCTTACAAATTCGCGGGCATCTTTTAATTTCCATTCACCGCAGCAAGAACATTTTTTCCAAACTCCCGGTTCGAAACGTCTTTCCCATTTCTCTTTATGTAAACTAACTTGCGCCGCAATCTTTTTACAAATTTCTTTAGTGTAAATTGTGCTAATATAATTTTCGCTATAATTAAATCCATATTTCTCATTGAGATATTTGCGAATTTGGCTATTGGGGCAATGGCGTTTTTTGAGCGCAATAATATCCAGACGATTCTGGTCAAATGGAACCTAATCTATATACCAGTCCAATGTCTCAATTAGGTACTTAGCATTAATATACGGATTATCTAGCCCCCTCTCATAAAGAGACTCATAAGCCTCAATAAGAAAATAAATATGGGTAGGGTCTTCAAGATTAATTCCTTTGCGCGAAGGATCATAAAAATCTGAAAGCTGAGATTGATTATGATCTTCTTTTGGATTAGTAAATCGGGTTAGATTACCAATTTTTAAACCGAGAGGACCAATGTTCTCGCAGAGATTGTCTACGAAAGGTTCTGGCGCAGGACGGTTATAACTCATTAATTGGAGCGGCGGGCGCACAATTTCCTAAAGTGAATATTGTTCTTTTTTAAGAGAAATGACCAAATGTTTCAAATTATAGATGCGGTCTTTAACGTCTTTTGTTTGCGGGAGCTTTTCTAAATCTTCTAACTACGATTCGTATTGCGCAATGGTAGTGAGGAGAGGTTGGAGTTCGGGAAGTGAACGATCAAGCTCTGGTTTAGGATTTTTATAAACTGAGCGATGAATGGGTTTGAGTTCAGCTTCATTGAAAGTAGGAGACTCGGTAAGCTCATCGAGAGATTCTTCTTTCTTTTTACGATAAGACGAATATTTAGTTTGAATTTGAACTTCGCCACGATCAACTGCATTTTGCCCATTAGAATCTTTACCAAAAAGAATATAATTGGCCATTGTTTCAAGTTGAGATTGAGTGGGCGGTTTAGTAAGTTTGGATAATTCATCTTTGACTGCGGTGGCGCGGTCTGTATCTGAGTAAATATCAAAATCTAGCATTGGTTGTTAAGCAATCTAAGTTAGCGGAGCTATAAGATTGCTGTTTCTCCTTAAATAATAATGAGAAGATGATTGTTAAAAAATTAACAAGTAAAATAAATATCTTCTCATCTAACTTTTCTAATTAAATTATATCAGAGTTGGAGAGAGAAGTCAAATAGATGGGTAGAAGTGGAACCCAAGGATTTGAGTTTAAATTTGGTAAAATTTGGAATTTTAATTTGAGTAATTTCTGTATAGTGATAACTAGGCCCCGCCCGTTAAAAATTTGTCAATCTGTCCGCGTCCTGAATACACGCCCCCGGTCGCGGTCAAGTGTACGCGGTTGGCGTACACCCCCTACTGTCCGCGGTCAGCGTACACTTGACTGCGCACAGCGTACAGGCGACGCGCGGGTCAACCGTCTTGACCATATAGCAGAATACACAAAAACTATATAAAAAAGTTGTGCATTCTGACGAAAACAATTTTGTAAAAAAGCATTGACAACGGGGTCAAACAAGCGTATAATAAGGGCATAGAAACAAAGAGGGGCACGACCCCGGAAAGAGGTATTCACTATGACCAACCTGACCATGCTCAAGACCATGACCGACCGTTACAACGCGCTGGCGTTCACTCACAACTACATTTTTGGCTTTACAGATCGCGGCACTGTCTATGCCGTTATCACTGATTCCAGCGTTCTGCCCTACGCGTTGACCCTTGACCACGCCTCCAGCAAGAACGGCGGCGGTTACTCTGTCCGTTTCAGCCCCAACAAAGCACAGAAGGAAATGCTCAAGACTGCTGGCGAGCTGATTGTGGTTTGCTCTGAAGACCAGTTCAACGAAATGGTTAAGACTAGCAAGTACAACAAGGGTGAAATCTTCGAGATGCTCATGACCGAGTATTTCGGACAGACCTGGACGAAAGATAATGTCCCGTTCACTGAAGCGGGTGACATTGAAGCCGATGGAATCGCCTATCAGGTAAAATTCCAGAAAGCAACATTCTGCACCGAGAGTTCTCTGCGGAACCTCTCCAAGTGAGAGAGAGGGGCTGAAAAGTCCACCCTTCGGGGTGGACAGCCCTAATCCTTGTGTATCAATCAACTAATCAACCAATAGAAAGAGGTAACTAAAATGATGAACGAAATTAATGAAATGCTGATGGCCCTCGATGAAATGGGTTTTATCGTAGAAAGAGTTATGGACGAGTTTGTCCAAATCTTCGATGAAAATGAAAATTTGATTCTGACGGGCGATTTCAAATCAGTCCAGCCTTATGAAGAACTCTTGAAGCGGGTTAGTAACGAGCACTAATCCGCTCTTTCTTTTCCGCCGGGTTAGGCATAGCTAACTATGTTTGCCCGGGCAGAGTTAGCTATGCTTAACCAGTTCACCCGGGCAAGAGTTAGTCATAGTTAACTCAATAGCATCATAGTTCGGTTAGTTATAACTAACCAATTATACTAATTCGCAGTTAATCATAACTAACTAGAATACTATGATTTTATTTAGGAATCCGTTTTATGGTACTATCAAACATTGACATACGGCTTGCATAGTGCTATAATATAGACACTGAAAGAGATAAAACTACCGAGAAAGAATGAGGTATCTACTATGAAGATGTACAACACCAACAGCCTGTTCGATAATAAGGCATTCGCAGAGCTTCTGAACAAAAACGGCGTCAAGGCTTTTGAGGTTGAAGGCGGTTTGATGTTCGATGAAATCGCACTGAAAAATATGAGCAAAGCTGAAATGCCCCATTGGATTTATATGAATTTGAAATGGATGATTTAATTTTGATTCGTCCGAAATCATACTCAAATTAAAAAATCGAGTTTCCCGAAATAGGGTCACTCGATTTTATTTTGATTCGTCCGCAAATCAATAGTAAAATCTAGTAATAAAATCCCGAAACTATACAAGGTATCCGCCGGGCGCAATCAAATAAAATTTGAATTCTAAAAAATTTGATTTTTACTTTCGGAATTAGTTTTCCCGAAATGATATATTATATTGTATATATGTATATATTTATATATGCATATATAAATTATCCTAAAATTATATCGGTTTTATTTTAATCAATAGAAAAAGGATTAAAACAAAATCCTAAAACTAACTATCATTTAATATGAATTATATATATTTATATATACATATATATAATAAAAAATCCTAAAATTATATAATTTAATTTTAATTTTATCAATAGCAAATCCTAAAATTAAATTTAATTTTCCTATTTTATATGATTTTTAACTAAAAAAATTTTCCTATTATTTTGTGCGCGACCAGCTTATAATTTTATTGGCTCCTAAAATGCCCGGGTAAGTTAGTTTCGACTAACCAAAAAATTTGAAAAAGTCCCATAAATCAGATTGATTACTATTGACATATCCCGAAATGTGTGATATAATTTAGATACAGAAAGAGAGAAAGAGGTAATAAATATGAAGTGCATTTACATGGAAAAAGATGGTAATACTTTCTTGTATCGTTATGGTGGTTCACAAGAAGAATGCGATAAACTCAATCAAGCCACGCATGACTACTGTCCGAAAGATTCTAGTCCGAAAGTTTTGGCTGGCTATCATTATTTTATGGCTGACCAGCCTATGTTTGATGACCGTGATTTTTAAGAGGTAAACCAAATGGAAAAAGAAAAGTATTACCGCGCAATCGGCAACAAAATTTTGAGCGTTGAGCGCACAGAAACAGGAAAATATAAAGTCAATCATGTTTATACTGATCCTTTTGGTAGGACATTACCAAAACAAGGCGAAGTTAGTAAAGATTATGTTGATTGGTTATTAAGCAATAAAAAGGGCTGAGAAATCAGTCCTCTATTTTTTTTGGTTAGTTTCAACTAACTTGAATTCCCGGGCGACTTTGTAGTCCCATAATTAGGACTTTCCTAAAATAGGTATTGACAAATAAAATTATGTATAGTATAATATAGATAAGATAAGAGATAAGAAAGAGGTAAACATTATGTGGACGGTATACTTTGAAACTGAAAAGAGCCATTGGGAAGTTTATGAAAGTGGTTTGTCTTATGTCGAAGCATTCAACGCTTGCAATATGATTATGAGTAAAAATATCAATGCAAAAATGATGCAGAATTAAAAATAATGCTTGACAAACAGAATTAAATAGTATATAATAAGTATAGAAATTAAGAAAGAGGTAGTTACAATGACGAAAGAACTCAAAGCAAAACTAATGGGCTTAACGATTGATGAACTTGACCAGTGGGCAAATCTTAATGCCCAAAAGGAAGAAGCAAGCAACATTGCGCGAGAATTAGAGGAGCAGCTCGCACATTATCGCCAGCTTGTTATTGATTTAACAAACCAAATGAATGATATTGTTCAGAAGTAATTCTGCGGCAGTTAGGTTTGCCTAACAGCTTTGCCCACTGCCGCATCAAAAGTACAAATAGACGATTGATTTGTCTATGTAATTTCCTATTAAACCGTGATATAATATAGACACTAAAAGAGATAAAACAAAAGAGAGGTAATAAATATGACTGTCTGTGATGTATACGAAACTCTGTTGACCATGATTGGTTGCGGTTGCACCACTGAAGAAGAGAACAAAACTCTTTTGCGCAATCTTGAATGCTTGATTGATGATGGTTTTGGTTCTCACGATTGCGCAATAATTGATGGCGATTATGATTTTGTCACGTTCGTGTACGCCGCTACTCATTAATTAAAAGGAGTTTGAGTCATGAGCTTTCTTTTTACCACTGGTCATGTCAAAATGTTAAAAGAAAGAGAATTTTCTTCTTTCCGCATAGGTGAATTTTTTATCTGCAATAATGATTTGTATATCAAAACAGATCGTGCTGAAGCATTAAACTTGAGTCGAGTTAGACAAGATTCGTCTTATGCCTATGAGGACTTTGAAGATGAAACAATTTGCGAAGATGCAACTCTCGCGTTAAAAATTGGCTGATACTATCCGCCTTCGGGCGGTTTTCTTTTGGCTCGAAGTTAGTACTACCTAACTCTGCCCGGGCCGCAATCAATAGTACAATAAATAGGACTAATTAAAATTAGTTATTGACAAATAAGATTGTGCATGGTATAATATAATCAAGATAAAGAAAGAGGTAAACATTATGGAAACTTTTATCATTAGTTATATGATTGCGAATGAAGTCGTTGGTGTGGTTATGGCTGTTGGATTTGTAAAATATCTACGCAAAAGCGGCTTCTTTATTCAGCGCAAGATTGCAAAGTGGCGTTCTAAAAAACCTTATAGTGATGTGGAATTTTGGACTGCTTTTAATTTACTTGAAGAGGCTTTGAAAAAAGCTAAAAGCGAAGGTAAAAAAGAACTATATATAGCTAGTAAGACTACTCTTGATGATGCTTGGAGAATCCTTCAGAGTAACCTTATTGGCGATATTCTCACTAAAGCCCCTTTTTATGTTGTCAAAAATCTTTATCGTCCCGCTTATCAAGAAATGATTGATTGGTATGGGATTGAAATCAAACATATTTATTAAAATTCAATGCCGTCAAGTAAATTTTGACGGCTTATTATTTTGCAATTAATTAGTCATGTCTAACTGCCCGGGCGCAAATTAAATCCCATAAATCGGACTGCAAAATTCAAATTTTCTTATTGACAATCCCATAATTCTGTGGTATTATATATACACAGCAAGAGAGAAAGGAAGAAAGTAAATGACACGATTGACCATCCTGCCGCGCAATAAAGAAACCATTGAAGTTTTCTACTTCAATGCGACTTTGCTCGATCTCATTCTGATGCCCTTTTTCATCAAGAAATATTTTCGCGGCAGAAAATATTTTCTTGAAAAGGCTTGACAATCTACCACTTATGTGCTATAATAAGTACATAAGATAAAGAAAGGAAATGCCTATGACATGGACGTAGGGGTGGCGCCCGAAGATTAAACGCTTTAACATATTGTGTATAATTAAATTACGAAGCCGCAATAATCGGTTGCGGCGGGAGGCTCTATGAAATATTACACGGGATTTACTTAGCGACTTAACCTAAAATTTTATTAAAATTAGAAGTAATTAAAAGTAATTAGAGGTAATTAAAATGTATAGTTCTGGATTCGTCTAGTCACCTATTGAATCGCAATTGATGGGTGAATGCGCCACCAAACAAGCACCATACTTGTCCGTATCGAACAGGCAGAAGCTACTGCAGGGCTTCTGTACTCGATGCGGTTTCTTTTTATCCTTTAGTTAGGCATAACTAACTGACCCGGGCCAACTTTGTTAAATAATTAACTTTCAAATTTCCTCTTGACATTTTGCGTGCAATGATATATAATATAGATACACCAAGAGAGAAAGGAGCAAAGAAAATGGTGGTATATAACGGCTATCAGCTGTCCAAGCGAAAGCCGCTGATTAAGTTAGCTCAGGAAAAACTTGACACAGTAGACTTTGAAAGATTAGCAAGGACTGGACATTTTTTAGACAGAGTAGAGGAGCGCAATATTAACCTAAATAAAATCTCATCTACAAAAATGAAACGCGCCACAATTTATGAAGTAAAGCTAGAGGGAAATGAAATCATTTCTGTTGGTATTCGAGTATCATATAATAAAAAGCAAGTTGCTTGTATGATAATTGGATTTAAGACTGAAACACCGATGGTCGTTACCTCGTGGTTAATGGAAAGGAAGTAATCAAATGAATATTGACGTTATGACTTTGACTCAGGAAGATATTGATGCTATCATTAAGTCTCGTGAAGAGCGCGCAAGAAAAGCAAAGATCCACGATTTGATTGACACGCTCAAAGAGACTTTGGATGAACTTCATGACACAGGAGTTGATGTTCATCTTGACCCTTACGGTGGACACTATGAAAGTTACACAACCCCTTATGTCAATTCGTCTAATGTCCAATTTAAATACAAATAATTTTGAGCCGCGTGAAGCGGCTTTTATTTATCCACCGGGTTAGCTAAGACTAACTTTACCGGGCGATTAGCTACAACTAACCAATCAAAATAAAAAAGAGGGCATAAGCCCTCAAGCGGCATAACGCGCTTCGCATTCTTTCGCCATTTTGTTAAGTTTTCTTACATCGCGCTTAGCGTCAAAACCATCAATGTTAAAATGGTCATTAGGAATGAAGTTGTTAGGATACAACTTTTTATAGTAATAATGTAAATCACATTCCATCATTGCGGCGGCTTCATAGGTAGAGAAAGAAGAACTCCAAGCAATCTCGTAATGATGGTCGTGAGTAGCATTAAGCTGATTGCGGCGGCGCTTCAAATCATTAGTCAAGCCAACTTTAAAACCGCCCTCAAAGACCATAACATAAGCATACCCACAACCAAGTTTTAATTCGCGGCGAATTTTTGCAACATCATTATTGCCATCAGCGTGAAAAGAAGTTTCAGGTTTACGGATAGTCATAGTATGCATCTTGCGCAGATGGGGGACAGAATCAAAAGTGTTCTGGCTATAATAGTTTAAACGATAGCCTTGCTTTTTTTCAAGAAAATTATCAACCCAAATTTTTTCTTCGGGGTGGCTTTTTAAATAATTTACCATGCCGCGTAGAAAATAAATTTCGTGATGTTCATTATCAATTTTATAGTTCATGTAAGTCATTTCCATTTTTATTTACCTCGCTTCATTTCTTATCTTGATTATATTATATCATATAAATCTATTTTGTCAAGAGGAAAATCAAAAGTTATTTATTTAACAATCTTTCGCCCGGGCGCTTTGAAAGTCCGATTTATGGTATTGACAAATTATATATCTTATGATATAATATATACAAATCAAGAGAGAAAGAAAGGCATTAAAAATGATTTACGATAATTTGAAGTATTCTCATGTTGTCTACACTTGCAAATTCTGCGATAAGAAATGGGATTTTACCTCTCATTTCTTCATGGGCGATGTCCTTGGAAATTTCGCGCGGTTTCTTCAGATTGCACATTGTGTAATTCATCATCGTGATAAAATCACGAGTAAAGATGTTTTAGATGGCTTAAAGTGTGGCTTGCGTGCCCCTCTTTTCGCGCTCAAAACAATTTTGATCGCGGCACTCCAGATTGTTCTCTATCCTTTATATCTTCTTTTAACTTTTTTGTTTTTTGAATCTTGACAAACGCAAAAACCTATGTTATAATATATATAGAAAATGAAAGAGAGGTAAATCCCATGAGTGTTAAGGAACTGAACTGCTATGATGTTGTCTACTACAATAAGGACAATGAGCTGCTGGTTGAAAGTGCGTGGGCTTCCGATGTAGCAAGCGCGACCAAGATTGTGCAGAATCGCCACCCGCTGGAGACGCTGGTTGTCCATGATGTACATATCAGAGGTGATTATAATGCTTGAAAAGAATCGACAGAAAAAAGAGCGTGCCGCACGGCGTCAGACCTTTGTGGGTGTACGCCCTGCCCGTTTCAAAAAGAAAACTGCATATGACCGCAAGGCGCAGAAAAACGACACTCGCGCCCAAATCAACGGAGATTAGAGCTAGCCGCCCAGAAATGGGCGGTTTTAATTTTGCTTAAAGTTAGACATAGCTAACTTGCCCGGGCGACTTTGTTAAATAATTAACTTTCAAATTTTCTATTGACATTTAATCATAATTATAGTATAATATAATTAAATCAAAGAAAGAAGGTTTGGTTATGGCTCTCAAAAAACTTGTAGATAATAATGCGAAAGAACGCATAAAAGAATTTGACAATTTAGACACTGGTGACTTTTTTGTTGAAGATGGTTGTCTTTATGTAAAAACTGATGGCCTTGAAGCTCTTAACCTTAATGAAGGACGTTATGAAGATTTTGATTCTTCTAATAAAGTACATCAAGTTAGAGTTTTTGCTGTTGTTTCATGATGCCTTGCCACGCTTAATGCGTGGCTTTTATTCTAGCTTGAATTAGCCATGCTTAACTCAATCCGGGTAAGTTAGTCTTAACTAACTCTTGATACAAAAAAATGCGCCCATAAGGGCGCTAAATTTAGCCGATTGAAAGTGTGGTATTAGGGTATGTCATGTCGATTTCATTTTGACTACTAAAGTATGCGGCCTTGCCGTTACTCAAGCAAACGGCATTCGGTACGGAATACTTATCAATTTCAACATCAATATTGCTTTCATCCTCAGGGCTGAGACCATCCCAAATTTCATTTTGATTGATTTTGATATAGAAATCGCCACCATACGAGAAAATAGTGCCAACAGGAAAATCTTCAAAAAGGTTGCTCTGGATTTCGCACTTAATCTTATTCATATTTGATTTGCTCCTTTCTTAATGTACCTATATTATAGCACAGTATAAGTACAATGTCAAGTCTTATTCAAAAGAAACTCCTTTTGGGGTAATAATTTCATCAATGATAATATCATCATCAAAAGCGCGATACCCGCAGCAAGGCAACTCGATTGCGTTCAGACCATGAAAATCATCAAAATAATCCTTATCGTCTTTGATAGCAAAGAACCAAGTATCTCCGATTCTAAACAAATCTCTCGGTTTCACATTTGCAGTAGTCAAAAAATTTGTATGAGGATTAAGCGTAAACTCCATAGGATTTGTTCTCCTTTTCTTTTGGTGTACTTATATTATACTATATCTTTTTTCATTTGTCAATACCTAAATTGAAAGTTAATTATTTAACAAGCGCTGCCCGGGTACCACGCATCAAAAGTACAAATCAATAATTAAAATGTCTATAAAAAATCTGTTGACAAAAGCCGTAAGGTATGTTATACTATATATACACCAAGAGAGAAAGGAACAAACAGATATGAAAAAAATGGCTTACTTCGACATGGACGGTACGATTGCTAACTTCTACGGCGTGGACGGTTGGCTTGATTGCCTGATGGCTCATGACCCTCGCCCCTATGCCGTGGCAGAGCCGTTGTTTACCGCTGAACAGTTTGCAAAAATCGTACAGATTTTGCAAGCTCAGGGTTTTGGCATCGGCATTATCAGCTGGTGTTCTAAAGAAAATAACAAAGGTTTCAACGCCGAAATCCGCAAGGCAAAAAAAGAATGGCTTGCAAAATTCTTCCCCTACGCGGAAGAAATTCATGTAATTGCTTACGGTGTCCCCAAGTGGTCGATTGTCCGCCCTGAAAATCGCGTCAATACGATTCTTTTCGATGATGAAGAACAGAATCTGTCTGCATGGGAAAAACACGGCGGCAAGGCCGTAACGGCTGAAAAACTTTTTGAGTTGATTAAGAAGGGTGGTTTTTAATTATGGGTTTTGCAAAGATTGCGCCTTCCGATAACATCCGTGATTTTGAAACTCTCAAAATCGGAGAATTTTTTCGTTATAAAGACGATATTTGGATTAAAATTTCAGATTTGATGGCTATTAATATTTCTCGTACAAACGATAAAGAATGTAGAAAAGCGTCTTTTGGTGAACTCTATCCATGCGAAAATATTAATATTGAGTTAAAAGTTCTTTGATTCTTTACCACCTTCGGGTGGTTTTCTTTTGATTGAAAGTTAGTTATATCTAACTTGCCCGGGCGGCTGCATCAAAAGTACAAATCAATAGTACAAATCTTCATAAAATAATCCTTGACATTTCGCATTCAATACTGTATAATATAATTACATCAAGAGAGAAAGGAACAAATAAAATGAATATCTACATTGCAAGCCCGCTTTTCCACAAATGGGAACAGAGAAATGTTAAGTACATTGAAAAGTGGTTGAAAACCATTTTCCGCGGCGCAACTATCTATTGCCCGCAGGATTTTCAAGTACCCAATGCGTGGGAACTGCCCAACCATGCTTGGGCAAAGAAAATCTTTGAGGAAGACCACAAACAGCTTGACGCGGCTGACCTTGTCGTGTGTATCTCCTATGGTTACAAATCCGATGACGGTGCGGCGTGGGAGATGGGCTATGCAAAGGCAAAAGGCAAAGAGGTTTGGCTTGTTGCCGCAGACCATGACATCGGACCTTATAGTTTGATGTTCATGACCGCAGACAAAATGTTTGCGCTCGATGAAAATTACGATGTGCCAGAGATTGAGCCGCAAGACATTGAGTGGAAATAACTCTTGACAATAGCACAAATGTGTGCTATAATAATTATAGAAATTGAAAGAGAGGTAATATAAAATGCAGGTTTTCGGTTATGAAGTCGATGAAAACTATGGCTTTATCCTAAATTGCGGCAAACTCGATCCCATTGAGTTTAAGGGCAATCCCGAAATTGCCTATCGTCAAGCAAAGGAACGCCAGCGCTACGAAAAGCGCAAGAATCGCCGCAATTACACTATGACATATAAAGTAAAGGGGTGCGTCTGATGTTTTGGTTTTTGCTGATTATTTACCTTGTCGGGTTGTTGGTTTTTGTTGGGCTGTTGCAAGCCTTTAATGAAAACAAAGACAGCACGGGCTTGATGCTGGGCATCTTTGGACTTGGCATCGCGCTTCTGTTGTTTGGCGCACATCTATGGTACGCCTTTTATGTGCTGATGCTTTTGCCGTGGTTTACATTTCTGCCAGCAATTCCAGAGCTTAATTTCTGGGGTATTTATATTGCCTTCGCTTTACTTCGCGGCGGTATCTCGATTAAGTCAAAATAATTTTGAGGGCTGAAAAGCCCTCTTTTTTAATGCTAAAAGTTAGTTGATACTAACCCGCCCGGGTAAGTTAGTTATAGCTAACCAGTCAAAATAAAAAAGAGGGATTACTCCCTCTCTGCCTTGCGGCGTTCAAACGCTTCTCTTGCGTTTTTCAAATCATCCTCAAGGTCTTTGATTTCCTGGCGCTTATCTTCAAGCAGTTCTTCAACACACTGCTCGCAATAGTCGTAGCAATCCACATGGAAAGCATCTTCATTGCGCAAATAGCAACCGCAACTTGCACACTCAAAGACTTTGTCATCTAAGCAATCCTCGCAAAGGACCGCATCAAATTGCTGTCCATTACTGTTCTTAAAAGCGTAGTCTTCGATGTCCTCAGGCGACATATACAGCGGCTTACCGCAAACATCACAGCAATTCATTTCAACCATTTTCTTCATATTCATTACCTCCTTTTGATATATTCATTATAGCATATATAATCCAAGTTGTCAAGCATTATTTTTAAAGTTAGTCACGTTTAACTATCCGCCGGGCGAACTTTGTTAAATAAATAACGCTTGACATTTTACTTTATATATAGTATAATATAGAAAAAGGAGATGATAGTATGGCCGCAAAAAACGAGAAGAAAAAGCTGACCTTTGAGGATAAATTTGCACGTCACTTCTATTGCCAGCACGCGCGGTTAAACTCTGTCCGTCAAGACAAACATGACTATACTCGCAAGATGCGTCAAATCAATAAAGAAATTTGCCGCAAAGCCCTTGACAATCGAGATTAAGTATGATATAATAAATACATCAAAAGGAAATGAACTAACGGGTAGACAAGGCAATAGTCAAGTCAGAAAACTCCCGTCAAGCATTTTAATTTATCAATAGGAGTTGGTGTTTATGCAAATTAGCCTTACCGAAAAAGCTTTGTCTCTGTTTGGTAATACAGAGGTAGGCGATTATGTCCGTTACCCTCGTGGCAGGCTGTGTTTGGTTGTTCCGCGCTTTATCGCGCAGAATCGACTGTATAATGCCGTGATGCTCTCTAATGGCTTGCCTGTATTCTTTGCGGCTGATGAAAAAGTCGAAGTCTTTATGAATGTAAAGTTTAAGGAGTGAATTGTATGAGTGATACGACTGTTGTTTTGTTCAAAGATAAAGAAAGTGGCTGTTGCGATTTAGGCTTGCTAATTCCAGATTATGGAATCATAGTTTGCTTTGACTGCGGCGCTATTCTTGCGCCCGAAGATGTTGAAATTTTGTATGATTTTAAAGGCGTTGCTTATCTTGAGCAGGCTGTCGCGTCAGGCGGTTTTTATGACGAACTGCCTGATGAACTCCAAACGCTCTACACTGGCGCAAAATAATTTTGACCCGCTTCGGCGGGTTTTTATTCTATATACAGTTAGTCATATCTAACTCACCCGGGTACAGTTAGTCATGCCTAACTTTGTATAAAAATAAAAGGGTCACATTTAATGTGACCCAGCTGATTATCTCACGCCTGCATAGTCAAAAATCACAGGGCGATTGTGCGCTACAAAGCCAATATTCCCGCCGTGCAAATCCGTGATATTATAATCTTGCATCCAGTCCATCAGACGGTGCATAAATTTCCAACCGTAATATTGCACACAACGACCTACCCATTCCGTCTCCTCGATTTCGTAAGGCATTTCGTTGATATAGCGTCTAATTTTACGCTTACAATAACCTTGACGCTCCAAAGCGCTTGCTACCGCATCAAAGGTGTCTGTATATTCATCGGTGTCATAATCATACACCAATTCGCCGCATTTGGGCTGAATGTAAAAAGTAACTCCACGCGGCGAGGTGTACCATTTTTCAATGGTCAAAAGGATTCGCTCAACTTCATATTCACGCGCAACCTGAAAACGCTTGTATTCTTCTTCACAACCGTTAGTAGTAGAGTTAATATCGAGTTTGATTGCAAAATCATCAAACACAAAAGCAATGCGTGTCATGCCACTGTGAACTTCAAGCCCCCATTCTTTGGCAAAATTGATTGCCCACCTATAGCGTTCATCTTTATTCCGAGGGCAAGTGTTAAGAGCCAAGAAAAAGTCGATAGGAAAATCGGTTTCAAATTTGAGTTTCGTGATTTTCATTGCGTACCTCGCTTTCTTTATTATTAGTATACCACAGCTGCAATCAAAAGTCAAGCATTATTTTTAAAGAATGGTTAGTCACAGCTAACCACGCCCGGGCAAAAGATTGTTAAATAAATAACTTTCGTTTTGCCTATTGACATTCAAGAGCAAATAATATATAATATAAGTACACCAAGAGAGAAAAGAAAGAAAGAGGTAACTAATATGTCTATTGTTATTGATTGCAACGAAAATATTCTTCGCGCTTTCCCTATGCTGTCCACTCCTGCGTGGCAGTTCATGTGTACTGATTGCGTTTATCGCGCGCTTCAGGCTCTGAATCGTCCTGTGCGGTGTAAAGAGATTCGCCAATGGATTAACGAAAATGTCGGTTTTCCGCGCAGCGTTACAATCCAGATGATTTCGGCTTGTTGCTTGCGACTTATGAAGATAGGACTTGTTAAGTGCGAAACAGTTGATAATGTGATTCGAGAAATTCCGCGAGAAGGTTTTTGCAGTTGGGCGCATGATGTCGAGAATTGCAAGAAATGTAAAACTTGTCATTTCAACGAAGATTACAGTAAAGTTCTTATGAAAGAAAGCATTCCCTACTACTCTTTGGTGTAACAAAATTGGAGTCCCTTTTATGGGACTCCTTTTCACCCGGGCGCCTGCAACATTTATCCATGTTCTTGCACGATTTGTCTATGTTCATCAGCGCTTAGCTGTGCTATACTATATATACAGTCAAGAGAACGGAACAAGAAACCGCTCACAAAGAGTTCCAAAAAAAATAAAAAAAGTTCTTGACAAACGCTCTCGACTGTGCTATAATAAAGATGTTCCAAGAGGAACGGAAAAACAAAGTGACTTGCGACTGACTGCAAGAGAAAGAGGTATCTTATGGCTAACACTATGAAGAAGTCCGACCTGCTCTCCGCTATCAAGGCTGACACCCTTGCAAAGCTGAATCTGGAAGCCCTCGGCGCTGTTCAGATTGGCTCTGGCCTGTGGGCTATCCCCTCTATTGACTATGAGGGCAACCAGACCTACACCAAGATTGCGGTAACTGCCGCGAACCCCATCGCCACCGAAAAGGTCGCCGCGTTCGACCTTGACGATGCGGTCGAGAAGTATCAGGCAGAGCTGGCGGAATCCGTCGCAAAGGCCGCAGAGCGCAAGCGCAAGCATGACGACAAGGTCAAGGCTGACGCTGACCGCCGTGCCAAGCGTGCCGCAGAAAAGGCGGCTCGTGACGCCGAAAAGGCTTGATAGAATTGAGGGCGCAGAGATGCGCTCTCTTTTCTTTTGACCCAACTTTGTGAAAAATTTAACGAGCGGCTGCCCGGGCGCAGTTAGTCAAGCCTAACTCTCATTTTCAGCATATTGCACAAAATTCGTTTGAAAATTCTTTCGTTTTTTGGCTTGACAAATTGTATACAGTCTGTTATAATAATAGTGTTCTAAGAAATCAATAGAAAGAGGTTGAACCCATTGAGCAAAAAAAAGATTCGTTGCGTTCTCGACACTGAAACCGCAGGGGGTTTGAGTAAGCCCCTCCCTTACGACTTCTCTTACATTTTGTACGAGGGCGCAGAGATGCGCGAGGTTTGCCGCCGTTCATTTGTCATCAAAGAAATTTTTCTCGATGCTACGCTGATGGATTCGGCCTATTATGCCAAAAAAGTTCCCTCTTATTGGGAAGATATTTGGGCAGGCAAAAAACAACTTGTTAGCGCATATTTTGCGCGAAAGACTTTTTTCGACGATTTAGCGCAGTTTAATTGCAAAGAGTGCTACGCTTACAACATGGCTTTTGACCGCCGCGCTCTTAACAATCTTATGAATTTTTCAACGGACGGTCGTTATAAATGGTTTTGGAAAAAGGGCGTTCGGCTGTACTGTATTTGGAATATGGCCGCTTGTGCGTTCCTTGCTGGGAATGACTACTACAAGACCGCTATTGCACAAGGCTGGGTATCTGAAAAAGGAAACATTCTTACAAATGCGGAATGCGCCTACCGTTTTTTGACTGGAAATTTTGAGTTTGTCGAACAGCACAAAGGCATTGATGATTCCGACATAGAAGCGTCAATTTTGAAAAAGTGCTTAGCTATGCACAAAAAACTGGACAAAACTCCACGTGGTGGCGTGTGGCAAAAGGCGCAAAAAATCAATCGCCGCAATCAAAAGAAAGCTGCCGCGAAGAAAATCGAGATTCAGTCCGAAATTGAAGAACTCGAAAAAGAGTTGAAAGAACTGCGTAAAAAGTTGGCCGCACTATAAAAAATTGAGCCGTTCAAAATCAGAACGGCTCTTTTCTTTTCCTTTTGAGTTAGTCATACCTAACTCGCGCCCGGGCGCGGCGCAACATTTGTCCATGTTCTTGATTGATTTGTCCATGTTCATTTATACCTTGCTATGGTATACTATATATACAGTCAAGAGAGAAAAGCAAGCGAAGAACTTCAAAAGAAATTCTAAAAAACGCTTGACAAACTCCGCTGGCTGTGATATAATAAAGATACTCCAAAGGGGTACAGAACAAGGCGCTCACAGCCAAGAGTGAGAGAAAGAGGTACATTTATGATGAAGCAGTTTGAGATTATGGAAGCCGCCCGCCAGCAGATTATCGCCCAGCTGAAACTGGCAGACCTGCCGTATCAGGTCGATGGTGCAGAGTTCGGTGTGTATGTCACCGTTAAGGATGGCGATACTGAAATTGATGTGCCGATGACCATTAAGGCCGCCGCACACCGCTATGCGGACACCGAAAAGGCGAAGGCTTATGACCTTGCCGCCGCCGCGGAGGAGTATGACTTCACCGTTAAAGCGCGTGAGGACGCAAAGCAGGCACGCCTTGCTGAAAAGGCGCGTAAGGACGCCGAAAAGGCACGCGCAAAAGCCCAGCGTGACGCGGTAAAGGCCGCAAAGAAAGCCAAGCGTGAAGTCGCAAAGACTGACGCCGAGGGCGATTCTGTCGAGCAGTAATGAATTGGGGCAAGATTTTCTTGCCCCTTTTCTTATGCTCTACTTTGTTAAAAATTTAACGAAGTGCGCCCGGGCACAATGAATCAAAAGTACAAAGTAAACATTATATTTACATAACTTTTCTATTGACTTTTAAGAGTAGGCGTGATATAATTATATTAAAGAAAGGGAAAAGAAAATGGAAATTAGAATTGAAAATGCAGATACGCCACAGATGAAGAATTGTTACATTGACACAGAAAATTTTTCAATGTCTGGGTTTTATGGTCTATCTGATATTGAAATTAAGCAGATTAGTTCTGAAGATTACAATGATTGCAGTAGACTTTGGTTGAGTCAAAAAGAATTTAACGAGCTTTATGATATGATGACCGAAATGAAAAAACAGATGGAGAATTGATTTTATGAAAATTAGAATTGATAATAAAGATAATCCCGCAGAAAAACGTTGCTTTGTTGATGCAGAGCAACTTGAGATTGCGGCTTTTCCTGATTTAGATCATTTCGAAATTGCGCGGATGGGAGTTGGGGACCTTGGCGATTGCTATAACGAACTTTGGTTGAATCGAAAAGAGTTTGACGAACTCTTTGACATGATGGCTGAAATGAAAAAATTGTTGGAGGCTTAATATGTATTTTGAAGTGTGCGGCAAGCCTTTTGAAGGTATTTTGCAGATTGGAAATACCATTGCAAATCATGTTGTAGATTATAGTGACTATCAAATGCGCAATGATGAAGCTGCAACAGAATTT